CCTAAGAATTTAATTTTTCCTAGTGCTATAAATGAAGACACAGTTGTTAACACATCTGGATTAGTAAATTATCTTTTTGATTTTGTGGAAACAAATTTATTAACAGATTATCAAGATTACAAAACAAACTTAAAAAGCATTGGCGCACAAATTGGATTTAAGATAAGAGGATACAGCAAAAAAGAAAAATTCCAATTGATCTTAGACAGCAAAACGCCTAATGCAAGTACTTCTATATTTGTACCTCAAGAAAACTACAGACTAATACAAAATACAAGTGCGGCAATTAAAGTCTTAAATTATAGTGCTGTTATAGTTGAACTAAATGCATCTGGTTATATTTTAAGAGGATATGATAAAAATTCTCCGCAAATAAAATATTACCAACACGTGCAACAGGCTGACGATCCCGTTATTAATGTAGGTGGAGTAAGTGCTTCTTTTGTAAATTGGGGAGAAAATCAAAGATATGATATTGGACAATACGTAAAATACGAAGAACAATTTTATGCAACAGAAACAAGTCATTTATCTACTTCTACGTTTGATAATTCTAAATTTGTTAAATTAGTTGAATTGCCAACAGAAGGTGGTGCAGAAGCAATATTAAGAAGAAGATTTGACAAAACCACTGTAAAAGAAGTTGCGTACGGCACTTTGTATAGAACAGCACAAGAAATAGTCGACATATTGTTAGGTTATGGCGAATACTTAAAAGATGAAGGATTTTCATTCGAAGAGTTTAATAAAGAAATAGGTCAAGTTGCTAACTGGCAATTAAGCACCAAAGAATTTTTATTCTGGACAACTCAAAAATGGGACGAAGGAAGTGTAATAAGTTTAAGTCCAGCCTCAAAAAAATTAAGTGTAAAATCATCTTTTAGTGTTGCTGACAATGTGGTAGATAATTTTTACACATATGGAATACTAAAAGAAGACGGAAATAAATTAGATAAAAATTTTGTAAGAGTCATTAGGCAATCCAATGATTTCAGTATACAAACGAAAAATACAATAAATGGAATATATTTTGCGAAAGTCCCTCTTGTACAAAAAGAACAGGTGTGCTTGATTGACAACAACACATCTTTCAATGATTTAATATATGATCCATCAAGTGGTTATAAGCAGGATAGATTAAAAGTTTTAGGTTATTTGACCGAATGGGACGGAAGTCAATCTATTCCTGGATTTGTTTTTAGTGTAGCCAACATAAAGGAATGGACAGCATTCACAGATTACGCAATGAGTGATGTTGTAAAATATAAACAATATTTCTATACTGCAAATAAAAAACTTAAAGGTTCGTCCAAGTTTATAGATGATGATTGGACAAGATTGGACTCGGCGCCTAGTGACACTTTGTTATCTAATTTTGACTACAGAGCAAACCAATTTGGTGATTTCTATGATTTAGACACTGACAATTTCGATAGCGAACAACAGCGAATGGCACAGCATTTAATTGGCTATCAACCTAGGAATTATTTGAAAAATATTATTAATGATGATGTAGCACAATACAAATTCTATCAAGGCTTTGTGCGTGAAAAAGGAACAACAAATGCACTGTCTAAAATGTTTGATGCTTTGGCAAGTGCAGATAAAGAAAGTATTAATTTCCATGAAGAGTGGGCAATCAGAAAAGGTCAATATGGAGCAAGTGCTGTATTTGATGAAATAGAATACAATTTAGATGAATCTAAAGTGCGTTTGAATCCTCAGCCAATTGAATTGACAGACAATTTACCTGCAAGTTCAAGCGACTTAACATATAGAATACAATCAGGACAGGTATATCTTAAACCAGATGTGTACACACACGCACCTTTCCCTACAAAATACAATAAAAATACCTATGTTAAGACAGCAGGACCAGTAAATCCAGTTGATATAAATTTAACAGTTGGGAAATATGAAGATTTATTAACAGCAGACACTTCCACATTAGTAGACAACAATTATGTTTGGGTAGGTGATTATAATAATTCTTGGAATGTGTTTAGATATTCTAAAACAACACAAAGGATACAAGCAATAAATGTTGTTAACAATACAATTGAAGTAGACACACTTAATACTCCGGCAATGACAGCAGGAGAAATTTTTGTTGTGTATGCAAATGGTAAAAATTACACTTTCAAATGCACAAGTATTGCACCTTCAAAAATAATTTGCGAACCAAAAACTGGATTCCAACAATTATCATCTGCAACAGGCTATATTAGTAGATTTATTTCTGCTAAATTTACAAGCACAGATGCAATCAACAGCAGAGTAAACGAATCAGGCATTAGAGATAATGAAAAATTCTGGATAGAAGCAAGTGATGACGGCAGATGGAAAGTGGTTAACAACAAATTTGTTTATAAAACAGCAAACGAAGTCAGTACAACATCAACATCAAGCGATGAAAGTTTCGGTCAAGTAATCGCTGTCAATAAAAACAATACGGTATTGTTAGTAAGTCAACCAACTGATGGCGATGGCGCAATATACGTCTTTGTAAGAGGCACTGAGAGTGGTAGTTTAAGATTTTCACAAAAAATACAAGCACCAACTGAAGATCCGTTACTCACAAGTTTAGACCTATTCGGTTCGGCAAGTAGTTTTGGTTCAGCAGTTGACGTAAGTCCAGATGGCAATTTTGTTGTAATAGGTGCACCAACAGCCGGCAATTTGAAAACAGAATACAAAGGTGTATTCAATCCTACTACAAACTATAATGTTAACAATATTGTACAATACAAAAACCAATTATGGAGAGCAACTAATCAAATTACAGGTCAGGATCCATCAGTAGACTTTACAACTTTTGATGCCAGTGCGTTTTATAGAGAAAGCACAGCCACAACAACATCTAACATAGTAATAGGTGATCATATTTTTCCTAATGTTACCACAACGCATTTATTAATACGTGCAAGTAGAGATCAATACCAAGGGACTAAAATTGGTGATAGACTAGTAATGGATTACACAGGATTCAGTAGTGATTATCCTACAGATAGAACAAATTTATTAAAGCCTGCACTTAAACCATTTGCAGGAGTTGGCGATCCAACTATTAAAACAAATTTATTTTCTAAAACAGAAGTGCCGATTGTACAAAAAATAGATGCAATATTGAAAGTTGATTTAACACTTGTAGATCCAATATTATCAGCAGTTGTAAATTCCACAAGTTTTGAAGGTACGGTTGTATACAAAAGAAAAGAAGGAACAAAAACTTTATTATATCTAAAAGACGTAGAAGGTGTTGTTAGTGCTTCAGGCACATTGATGTATGGCACACTTGAAGTAGGAACCTTTAATAGAGTTTTAGGCGAAGACTATGCATACCTAAGTGGTTTCTGGATGGTAGATATCAATGCAACAATTTCTACAAATGCAGGTATAGACACAACTAATCATCTTGTAATTCAAGACATCAAAAGACAAGGTGTAACACGTAACACTAACAAATTTGTTAATAGTCTTGACGAGCAAATACAAGCAATTACTCCACAGACGCCGATGTATCAATCACAGTTTGGAATTTTAACTTATACACAATCTTATTACATTTCAAACAATCAATGGGTGCCACAGAGCAGTCCAACTGCCATATTAAGCAATCAGTGGTATGTAAGAACAAATACATCTCTCACAAAAAGTTCAGGAGACCAAGTAAATGTTTGGATAAGCACTGTCGGAGCAAACAAATTTGATTTTTCTGGCATAAACATATCAGCCACTGACACGAACGGTTTAAAAACTATCGCTGATGTAATGGATGGATATATTGATGTTGACTCTACAAGTCAGAATAACCTCTTTTATGATGTGGTTCCTGGTGACACAGTGCAAGATGATGTGACCAATGCTACTGCAACAGTGGTGTTAAGTCAAGCGACTGGACTACAAAAATTAAGAATATGGATTAAAAATGCTTCTGGTGTGTTTACACTTGGTTCAAATGCTGGAGTAAATGGAACTATTACAAAACTTGGATCACCAAACAGAACACTTGGAAATATTGAACAAACAAATATGGCGGGTTTGAATGGCGCAGGAAAATTATTTGTTTTCACTCACACAGCACCAATCACAGTAACTAACAATGCAACAGAATATTTTGCAAATGATAAAGAATATTGGCTATGGGACGAACAAACATTAGACGGCATATCTGCAAATGCAAACACACCTAGTTCAACGAACTATGACTGGAATAAAGTCTTTAACATACCGATTGGAGAAGGTACCGCAAGTGGATTAAGCAACCAAGGTGCTTTTTTAATTTACAAAAAAGACGGCACTGGCAAATATTCTTACAACAGTGCTTATTCAGTGCCAGATACAAAAGCAAATTTAAGATTAGGTTCTAGGATTAAAATGCGTACTGTTGGTGATAAGACAGTTGCATTTATAGGAGCCAGCGGTGACTTAACTACAAGCAATCCAGGAAAAATTTATTTCATAAATTACAACGCAAACAACAATTGGACACTTGGTACAGATCCTATGTACACTGGTCCTTTTGATGTAAATGCGGATTATGTGACAGGTGAAATAGTTGTGTATGCTAATCAATTATACAAAGCAAACACTAATCTTGTTTATGGACAATGGAACCCTGCTTACTGGACTTTACAAAGCACCAATACTGATATGTTGGGTTACATTCCTAACGATTCAGGAATAGAACTAGAACAGGACAGCACATTAGAACAAAATGGATTAATACGTTTTGCAGATAGATTTGACGTTGATGATAACGGCGTGAACATAATTGCTAATGCAGTTTTTGATAATGATTCACAAAAAGTAGTTGTGTACAGATTAGATAACGGTCATTACACATACAAACAAACTATTTTACCACCTAGCGATTCAGCGGCTTTGATTAATTTTGGTTCTGATTTAAGTATCAGTGGTGATGGAACATTGGTTGCAGTTGGAAGTCCTTTGAAAGATTTAACAAACATCGATATGGGTGCTGTATTTGTTTACAAAAAAGCACTAGATGATACTGGTCTTTATAATTTTAATCAAACACTAACAAGTCCGGACAAAGAAGTTTCAGAAAACTTTGGTCACAGTTTAGCATTCAGTGGTTTAGTACTTGCAGTAACAAGTCTAAAAGGCGACATGACTGTTCCAACTACCCTTGATGCAGGCACTACAAGTTTTGATGATGAAATGACAACATTTACAAAAACTTTTACAGATAGTGGTTCAGTACACATATATCAAAAGTTTGAAGATACATTATTGTACGGCGAAAAATTTAATTATGCTAATGATAGTTTACAGCAGTTTGGTTCAAATCTAACTATTAATAATAATCACGTGTACATAGGCTTGCCTACTCTACAACTTGCAAACAAAGAAAAAGGCACTGTAATTGATTTTAGAAAATCTCCTACGGAGAATAATTGGACTAGCATCAATGAGATGAGCACAGGCATAGACCAAATAGATTTGGCAAAAATCAAAAGTGTGTTCTTGTATGACAAGGTCACAAATAGAAAACTAATCGATTTAGATTACATTGATCCACTGTACGGAAAAATTCCTGGGCAGGCTGAAGCAGAAATATTCTATAAAACTTTATACGACCCAGCAGTTTATAATAATTCTACTGCTAGTGGAACGATAGATGCAACAAACAGTTGGACAGACTTACAGGTTGGTAGACTTTGGTGGGATTTAACTAAGGCAATATATTATTATCCATATCAAAGCAACATTATCTTCAACAATGCATATTGGAATAAACTATTTCCTGGTGCAAGTATTGACATACATGAATGGACAGAATCAACTAAAACGCCTACAGAATGGAATACAATATCTGCATCGCCTCAAGGAGCAAGTTTAGGATTTACGGGCACAGTGTCAGATACCAACAATTTTGTTACAAGAAAGAAATATGATTCAGTTGCTGGTTCTATGAAAAATATTTACTACTATTGGGTAAAAGGTAAGAAAACTGTTCCAGAAATGGAAGGCAGAGGAATGACTGCTGATGCAGTACAAAATTTAATCAAAGATCCAAGAGCACAAGGATACAAATATGTTACATTGTTTGGTCCAAATAAATTTGCCATTGTAAACTGTGGACAGTTTATAAATGGAAAAGATACTGTTTTAAACTTTAGATTGTTCAATACAGAATCAGAAAATAATGTACACAATGAATATGCTCTTGTGGCAGAAAATTTAGGAACAAGCACACCACCTAAAGACGTAGAAGAAGTTTGGTTCAACAGTTTAATTGGGTACGATTCTCAAATGCGTCCAGTACCTGATCCAGAATTGAGTGATAAAGTAAAATATGGAACTTTGACCACTCCTAGACAGAGTTGGTTTAAGAATAATGCAGAAGCAACAAAACAGTTGGTTACACGTGCTAATGATGTGTTAATTAAAAATTTAATTGTAGATGAGGTTGATTTATCAACTTTAACTTCTAACGAACCTGTACCTGCATCTGCTTCAGGATTATATGATACAACTGTAGATACAGAAGCCGATTTAGATTTCTTAGGCACTGGACCACTTAAGACGGCAACCATCGTTCCTACAATAGTAAATGGAAAAATTACCAATGTAACAATTACCGATGCAGGACAAGGATACAAAGTAGTTCCTACATACAAAATTAAATCTGTCAACGGTACAGATGCAATTATAAGTTTTACAATCAACGCAAAAGGACAATTGACAAGTGCTAAAGTAGAAAAACAAGGAAAAAATTATGATGCCAAAACTACTATCACTGTAAGAAACTTCAGTGCGTTAGTGACAGCAGATAGTTCGGTTGATGGCAAATGGGCAATATATAATTTTACAAGCACAGACAAATGGACAAGATCACAGATACAAAGTTACAATGTATCGTTGTATTGGAATTATGCTGATTGGTATGAGACTGGATACACACAATTTACAGCAATCGATCAAAAAGTTGATTTCAGTTATCAATTAGATAGTTTACAAAACAGCATAGGTGATATTGTAAAAATTAGCACAATAGGAACCGGCGGTTGGTTACTGTTAGAAAAAATTGACGAAAAAGTTGACGTCGACTACACTGTGAACTATAAAACAGTGGGTAGACAAAATGGAACTATACAGTTCAATACTAAATTGTATGATTATGCAAACACAAATATAGGTTTTGACAGCAATAGTTATGACGTTCAGTTGTATGATAGACAACCAATACAAGAAACTAGACTAATTTTAGAAACATTAAGAGATAAAATTTTTGTTGAAGAGTTAGATATCGAGTATAATAAATTATTCTTTGCTAGTGTTCGCTATGCTTTAAGTGAACAAAAAGTAAATGACTGGATATTCAAAACAAGTTTTGTAAAAGCACAACACAATGTTGGAGAATTAAAACAAAAACGTTCATTCAAAAATGACAACCTTGCAAACTTTGAGGATTATATCGCAGAAGTCAAACCTTACAAAACAAAAATTAGAGAATATGTAAGTTCATACCAAAAAACAGAACCAACGAATACAAGTGTTGCAGACTTTGATTATCCACCAAGATACAAAGACGGATTTATACAAGCAAGTAACATTAGAGTAGTCGGCAATGCACTTACGACAAATGCAATTACCACTTTCCCAGATAAACATTGGTTAGACAATGTTGGTTACAAAATCACAGAAATTAATGTTGCAAATGAAGGAACAGAATATACAAATGCACCTGTGGTTATAATTACTGGGGGCGGAGGCTCAGGAGCAAAAGCAACAGCCTTTGTAAAAAATGGAAAAGTAACTAAAATAAGAGTCGACAATGAAGGCAGTGGATATATTTCGCAACCAACTGTAACTTTGTCATCAGGCACAACAGGTACCTTTGCTACTGCTAGTGCAGTTTTAGGCAAGGGACTTACAAGATCTACTCATCTTGCAGTAAAATTTGACAGAACAACTGGTACATTATTACTTGCTAATTTAACACGAACAGAAACATTTACTGGTAATGCTTCTCAATTAAAATTTAAATTAAAATGGCCAATGGATTTAAGATCAAACACTGTGAAAGTTTCTGTAGGATTAGTTGGCAAATTACGTAGTGAATTTAATTTTGCAAACGAAGTAGACACAACAAAAGGCTACACGAGACAAACTGGCTTTGTTCAGTTTACTAGTCCGCCTGCTAACTTGTCTACAATTTCGATTACATATTTGATAAATCAAGACGTGTTACATACTCAGGATAGAGTAAATTTATACTATGCACCAACTGATGGTCAACCAGGAAAAGAATTAGCACAGGTTATAGATGGTATTGACTATGGTGGAGTAGAAGTAAGAAGTATTACTTTTGAGGATGTATCAGGTTGGGACAATCAAGGATTTGGTGCAGGAGTTTGGGACACATATGATAATACATATGAAGACGAAGTATTCTACCTAGACGGAAGCACACAATCTATCAACCTATCTAAAGCACTAGAGTCAGGTGTGCAGTATCACGTTTATAGAAAATTCAGAGCATTTGAAAATAATAGATGGGATTGGAAACTTGTAAGAATGGATGATCCTAATTTTGGAACAAGCAATCCTGTTACAAATCAAAATGCAGTAATGGCATCATTGCAAGGTGACGGAAGTACGAAAACTGTAGATGTTAGTGCAATAGAAACTGGTAGTGATGATATAATAATTGTACGTAAATCAACAAGTGATGGTAGTTTCTTACCTGATCCTGATGCAGTGGATCAATTATTAAAAGGCGGTGACCTTGCATATTCTACAGCAACAGGATTAAACGCAGAAGATATAAAAATAGACGGCGATGGATTTGTAACTCCAACTTCAAGTCATGGACCAGAAGAATTTGTGCCTGGACAAGTATTGGACACATTGGACATACAAGTATTTGATAGAGGTGCATTCACAGGTAGCAAAATTAATAGTTACAATTATATAGGTGACGGCAACACAACCACTTATGCTTTTGTTGACTTTCCACAAAGTAACAATGCTGTATTTGTATCAGTTGATAATATATTATTCAACAGCAATTTATATTCAATTGATTACCAAAACAAAAATTTAGTGTTTAATTCAGCACCATCTAATGGCGCAAAAATTAATTTTATCACAATGGGAAATAATGGTGAAGCAATTTTAGATGTAGATATATTCAATGGTGACGGTAGTACAACAGAATTTATTACACGTGGTAAGTTTAAAACAAATAACATTCAAACTTTTGTAAAAGTAAATGGTGTAGATGCGACACACACAGTTTTCGAAACAGACAGTACGTATTCTAGACCAAATAGAGTAGGTATTAGATTTGCTAGTGCACCAACACAAGATGCAGTAATCAATATTTGTGTTTATGAAAGTACAAGTCAATCATTTAGTGAAGTAACACAAAATACATTTACAGCAGATGGTAGCACAACTGCATTTACACTTTCACCTACACCTTTCACACAACAGCCATTTACGAACAATGTGATTGTAAAAGTAGATAATGACGTGTTACGAAGCGGATTTACTAAAAAACATATTTTAGTAGAAACAGGTGGAAACTTAATACGTGAATATCAATTCGAAACTTGGCAAGTTTTACCAGGAACAATTTTAGCAACCACTGTAAGAGCATTTTTAAATGACACTGAACTTACTGCGGCTGAATACAGATGGAATCCTGGAAACAGCAGTGTTACTCTTGAATCAGGAGTTGGAAAAGTAGGCGATACTCTCGATGTGTATATAGAAAATGGTGAGTATTCAGTTTCTAATACCGGAGTACTAACAATTAGTCCTGCTCCAGCAAACGGAAAAAATATTACTGCGTATCAATTTTCTAAACATGATATACAAGATATCGAACGTGAACAATTTGATGTGATTGCCAAACAAAGTATCACAGTGAACACAGATGATTATTTCACTTACAATCAACTAACAAACGGTGTGATACAATTAAGAAGACCGGCAACAGATGCTCAATATGTTTGGGTGTGTGTAAACGGCGAATGGTTAGCACCAAGTGTGGACTACACTGTTTCTAATGATCAAAACAGATTATTGATTAGTAGAAATTTATCGCAAAATGATGAAATAGATGTAATACATTTCTCTGCGCCTAGTTTCATAGGAAAATTTGCGTACAGACAATTTAAAGATATGTTGAATAGATCGCACTTCAAACGTTTAGGAGATGACAGACAATACTTCCTAGCACAAAATTTAAATTGGAATGATAGGGAAATTGTGTTGGCTGATGGCACAGGCTTGACTGATCCGAGCATAGGAGCAAGATTGCCAGGTATTATATTCATAGATGGTGAAAGAATTGAATATTATCAGAAACAAGGCAACACTATTAAACAATTAAGAAGAGGAACATTTGGTACAGGTATACCTCTTGTACACACAGCATCGACTCAGGTCTTTGATCAAAGTAGACATCAGAACGTTCCATACAAAGATGAGTTCCTTACAGAGAATTTTACAGGTGAAAATGTTTCAAACAACCAACTAACAATATCATTTACACCTAAGACAGCCAATGAATTCGAGGTTTTTGTTGGTGGAAAGAGATTACGCAAGAACAGTATAAGTGTATATGATCCTGCACTAGGACAGGATAGTCCAGAAGCAGATACGACTGTTCCAGCAGAATTCACAGTTGATGGTGTTAATCCTGTGATTACATTTACAACAACACCAGCCACAAGTGCCAAAATTGTGGTTATTAGAAAACAAGGGAAAATTTGGCATGATACGGCAAAAGCACTCAGTCAGACGGAGAATGACATAGCAAGATTCATACGTCAAAAAGAAGTGGCATTGCCGCAATAAATACAGTAAGAAATTGGAGCACAAATGAGTAAAATAAAAGAAAACAGCGGAGTATTAGTTCAAGGACATATTAAGATACATGACCCTGAATCCGGTGCTGTATTCGTTAATAAACGTAATGCGATACACTATGAAAACATGAGTATTGCTTTGGCTGAAAGTGTTGCTAATCAAGGGCAAGGCTTCATCAATTCAATGGCGTTTGGTAACGGAGGTACATCAGTTGATCCTACAGGTATTATAACATATCTAACTCCAAACAGTACTGGCACAAATGCAAGTTTGTACAACCAAACATTTACAAAAATAGTAGATGATAGATCGGTTTCCAATTTAGATCCACAAAGAAATAAAATTGAAACTAGACACGTAAATGGCACAAACTACACAGATGTTGTTGTTACTTGTTTATTAGATTATGGTGAACCTAATGGTCAAGATGCAACTGATACAGCGTCAGCGTCAGACAGTTTATATGTGTTTGATGAACTTGGACTTGTAAGTTTCGCATCATCTGGAACAGGTAAATTATTGACACACGTAGTTTTCCATCCAGTGCAAAAAAGTTTAAACAGATTGATTCAAATAGATTACACTGTTAGAGTACAAAGTTTAACAGGTTTTAACGAGGGGTAATAGATGGCATATACCATTAATTTTTCCGACGCGATAAACAAAGGCACTATCACTATTAATGACAACACAATTAATAATGAAACAAGTCTACGTTTACCAGGAAAAAACACAACATCATATGGTACAATAATTGCAGAAAATTTTCTACATCTTTTAGAAAATTTTGCAAATAGCACTGCTCCGTCTAGACCTATAGAAGGACAACTTTGGTTCGACACGACAGCAGGAACAGATCAATTAAAAGTGTATGATGGTACCAACTGGGTAGCGTCAGGAGGACTTAAAAAAGCAATCAATCAACCTAGTGCTTCAGAAAGTGTCACAGGTGACCTTTGGGTTGATACGAATGCTCAACAGTTATACTTGTTCACAGGAACAGGTTGGGTACTAATAGGTCCGCAATATAGTTCAGGACTAACAACAGGTGCAACTCCTGTTGTAGTTACTGGCACAGATGATTTAAATTACAGCATAGTAAAATTAGAAGTTGCAAGTAAAACTGTGGCAATAATTGCATCAGATCAATTTACTCCGAAGAGCAACATATCAGGATTTTCAACTTTATTCCCAGGTTTAAATTTAAGTGGTGCTAACATTACCGGAGACGGCATAGGAAAATTTTACGGCACTGCTCAAAAGGCAGAAAATTTAGTAGTAGGAACGTCAACAGTTGCCGCAGGAAACTTTTTACGTGCAGACACAACAAGTTTAACTAACTTTCCTATAAAAGTTAAAACAGATGATGGTGTTGAAGTTGGTGCCGCTGGATCATTCAAAATGTTTGTTGAAGATCAAGCAGGTATATTCCAATTAAGCACATTAGACGAAGAAATAGATTTCAGATTAAACAATCAAGGTCAGACTACAACAGTCTTAAGAGTAAGTTCGCAAGGACAAGTAGGTGTTAACAAAACTAATCCAACACAGGCATTAGATGTAACGGGAAATATTTTATCTAGCGGAACAATCCAGGCTGATAGTACCACAGACGCAACTAATGTAAGTTCAGGATCGATAATTGCAAAAGGCGGTGTTGGAGTTGCTAAAAAACTTTTTGTAGGTGACTCTACAAGTATAGCGGGTGATGTTACAGCATATAATATCTTACCACAGACAAATAACACATACAGCATTGGAGCAACAAATAATCAATACAATAACGTTTACGCAAATAATTTTGTTGGAAATGTAACTGGTAATGTAAGCGGAACTGTATCTGGTACAGCCGGACAGGCAAATAAATTAACGACTGCAACAACATTTAACATGACTGGTGATGTCACAGCACAGTCATTTAGTTTTGATGGACAAACAGGAGGCACATCTAAAACTTTCAACACAACTATAAGCAATTCATTTATTGGAAACCAAACATTAACCACTACAAGTGCAACCACAGATGAACTGATTATAAACAGAACAGGTGGCACAACTGGTATATTCAAAACCACTGTAGGTTCAATTGTTAACACAATACCTACTCCACCTATAGGTTCTATTATGATATACGCAGGAGCGACTGCACCAACTGATTGGTTATTCTGTGATGGAGCAGAAGTAAGTAGAGCAACTTACAATAAATTATTTGCCGTAATTGGTACGCAGTTTGGTACACCAAGTACAACAGCAGTATTTAAAACACCTGACCTAAGAGGAAGATTCCCATTAGGTAAAGACAACATGGGACAAGGATCAGCAGACAGAACTACGGCTGTCTTTGCAGATAATTTAGGACAAGGTGCAGGTGCTGAAAAGAAAACAATTACAAAAGAAAATTTACCACAACACGAACACAATCTTCAAGCAAACAACGGAGATCAGTTCTTTGCATCTAGAATGATTGCAGGTGCATCGGGCGATGCAGAAGTAACAACTAGAAGTGGTCCAGATTTAAATAACACAGCCGGCGCACAACAATTACCTAACACAGGTGGTATTGCAGGCACAACAGGGCAACAGTTAGACGTGATGAACCCATACTTAACAATCAATTACATCATATATACTGGAGGAATTTAATGAGTTACAAGTTGAACAAAACAGATGGTAGTTTACTTGTTGATCTAGTAGATGGTCAATTAGATACTACATCAAGTGATTTAACACTTATAGGAAGAAACTATTCTGGGTTTGGTGAAGTATTGAATGAAAACTTCATTCAGTTGTTAGAAAATTTCTCAAACAGTGCCGCTCCTGTAAATCCTATAAGAGGTCAGTTGTGGTATGATACAACAGAAAACAAATTAAAAGTATACAACGGAACGGAGTTTACGGCAAGTGGTGGTGTTACAGTCCAAGCCACTCAACCTAACATGGTTGCTGGAGATCTTTGGATTGATAGCAATGCAAGTCAATTATATTTCTTTGATGGAACAAATTTAAGACTTGCTGGTCCGGTTTTTTCTAGACAATCAGGAACTTCAGGCTTCACAGTTGTTAGTGTATTAGATACACAAAGTATTACAAACTATGTTGTAAAAATGTTCGTTGGCGGTAGCCTAGTAGGCGTCCACAGTAACGCTTCGTTTACTCCGGCGGCTGGTGCCCAGATTACTGAATTAGTTACAAGTGGCAATCCAACTGGTGCTATTGTAAAAGGTTTTAACACAGTAGGAACAGATTACAAATTTGTGGGAACGTCCACAGTATCAGAAGCATTGGTAGATGGTGCAGGTGTTGTAAGAACTGGTGATCAATATCTAACAGCAGACAGCGACGACACAACTACAGGATCAATTACTGTTCAAAATAATGATGGTATAACAATAGGTCTAAACAATAACACAAAATTAGAATTTACAAATAATGCTTTTACGGTAGCAAATCAACTTACAGGACAAGACGTAGAAATAAAAGTAAGAAGACCTGCTGAAACTTCAGCAATTAAAATTGATACAACAAATGCTAGAGTTGGTATTTTTAAAGCATCACCTTCTAAAACATTAGATGTAGGCGGTGACGTACAAATTGATGGTAACCTAGTAGTAAGTGGAACACAAACATCTATAGATGTAACAACTCTACGTGTTGAAGATAAAAATATTGATTTAGGTAAAGCAGATGACGGCACTGTGGGCAATGATGCGGCAGTGGACGATGGTGGTTTAATATTAAATTCATCAGATGGCAATAAAACTTTTGTATGGAAAGATGGCACAGATTCCTGGACAAGTTCGGAAAACATTGATTTAGCATCAGGTAAAGGAATTAAAATTAACACAAATTCAGTTTTAACTGAAACGGCTTTAGGTGCTTCAGTTGTTTCTGCACCAGGATTGACAACAATAGGAACACTTAACCAAGCCACTATTGCTGATGTTAAGATTGGACCAACAAGTGGATTAATTACAAGTTTAAATGCAAATGCACTTAAATTAGACAGTGCAACAACATCAATCGAAGTACAAAATAAAAGAATATCAGGAGTGGCTGATCCGACTTCGGCGCAAGATGTGGCAACAAAAGCCTATGCGGATGGAAGCACGGTTATTGGTGTGCAATTAGATATTACAGGTCTAGGTGCAAACGCAGGAAATAATTATGCACCTGTAGGAGTATTACTTGAAAAATTATTCCCTGCAGGCGGATACGATTCAACAAGTCCACAACCACCAGGAAGTGGAAACCCATCAAGTCCATTCTTTAATTCAAGTATCGCCGCTAGAGCACAAGGCGTTATTGCTAGAATAAGAACACTTGATTACGGATCTACAGGAGGTTTTAGCATACCTAGTATTAGTTTAGGTGCTTTCAAAAACTTTACACCTGTTGATCAAACAATCACGGCGGCACAGAGAACTATTGCTTCTGTAACAACATACGCACAGGATAACGCATTAGGAAATACAACAAAATTAACAATGAGTGCGGCACACTTCTATGAAACAGGACAAGCGATTGTTGTGAACGGTACAACATTCAGTGGTGGTATAGGTACCATTGACGGAAACTATACAGTTCAATCAGCAGAATTTTCTGCAGAAGCGCCTAACTATGTGTCCATTACAATTAACTACGATTCTCAAGCAAGTGGCTTGTTAGGTGGTAATTACAATGCTTCAAGCGGTACCGCAGAAAGAACACCTGTGGTAGGAAGTGCAAACAAACAAGTATTAGAAGATATCAGTGATCCTACAGGCGTAACTGGTACAATAACTTTTGCTCCAACAACTAAAATACTTCAGTTTGGTGTTAACAGTGGAGCATGGGAATTTGACAGAGAAATTGTATAGGATATCGATAAATATTAGAAACAAAGGGCAATATGGCATACACAGTTAATAAATTTGACGGAACATTAATAGCAACAGTAGAAGACGGTACTATTGATAACACAACTAACCTGCGATTTATAGGTAAAAATTATGCTGGTTATGGTGAAATTCAAAACGAAAACTTCTTGCATATGTTGGAAAACTTTGCAGGCGGTTCTGCTCCGTCTAGACCAGTTGCTGGTCAAATGTGGTATGACAGTGCAAGTGCAAAATTAAAGTTTTATGATGGTTCTAAATTTAGAACAACAGGTGGTGCTGAAATAAGTGCTACTGCTCCTACAGGTTTAACAACTGGTGACTTTTGGTGGGACACTGCTAACAGCCAATTATATGCTTGGGACGGCTCTAGTTTCATTTTAGTAGGTCCGCAAGGTGTAGGATCTACTGTAACACAATTCACTAGTAGACAGATACAAGATACTTTAGGTTCTCAACAACTTATAATCGAAGGTAAAGTAAACAACATCACAGTTGTTACTTTTAGTTCAACAGAATTTACAATAGACTCAACGCAATCATCAAACACAATTACAGGTTTTGATGTAATCAAAAAAGGTATCACATTAGTTAATACGCAAAGTGCAACTAATGGTGTTACGTCTACAGATCACAGATTTTTTGGAACAGCATCTAACTCAGATAGATTAGGTGGATCACCTGCAAGTGATTATTTAAAATCATCAGCAACAAATTTTTCATCCATAGTAAGATTTGCAGATGTTGGTTTTACAGTTGGTGATTCAAATGATTTAAAAGTTTCAATAGAAAACGGAAATGAAGGTGCTATTGCAAACGAAGTAGGAACTAAAATAAATTTAAAAGTAAATGTTAACAATGTAGTAACAAGCATTGCCGAAATTGATACAACAGGAATCAATCCAGGAAGTGGTAACAGAACATTAGGAACTGTGACTGACAAATGGTTTGAAGTACACGCAACATCTTTAAAAGGAAATTCAGACACAGCCACAGCAATTTTACAAGGTGGAACATCTTATCCAGGTAGCACAACTGCACAGGCGAACACTGTTGCATTAAGAGACGCAACAAACACTATCGCGGCTACTACTTTCAGTGGTAGAGCGACACAGGCAAATTATGCTGACTTGGCAGAGATTTACAAAACAGATCAAGAATATCCAGTGGGTACAGTGGTATCAATTGGCGGTGACGCAGAAGCAAGAGCGGTTGAAACCGGTGAACCAGTTTTGGGAGTAATATCAGAGAATCCAGGATTTTTAATGAACAAAGACGCTGAAGGACAAGCGGTTGCTTTTGTTGGTAGGGTACCAGTTTTGGTTAAAGGTGCTATTACCAAAGGCGAAAGAGTATATGCAAACTGTGGCGGTTTTGGAACAACAGACGCAAATGGTGAGCAAATTGGTTTTGCCTTAGAATCAAATTCAGACGAATCCACGAAACTTGTTGAGGTAGTATTGCGCCTGGTAAATAACTAGAAGGAGCAATAATGGCTTTAGTTACAGCAACAAGATACAACACATTAAGACAATCAGTTACAAATGTTTTAGAGACAGGATCTGGTGACAGTGGCTACGGTCAAACTGCAGGTAGTTCAAATATCAATGCAGGTGACTTAATCACTGCGGCACAAATAAACAATATCTACGAAGACATCAGAAAATGTTTTAAACACCAAAACGGTGGTAATCCAGCAAGTAACCAATTACAACAGGTTAGTGCAGGAGACCTAGTAAAAGATAATGATGGTGTAAACTATTCTGGTTGGGATCAATACGAAGCACTAGCACTTAACATCAGCACAAACAGATTGACTGTGGCAGGTGGACAACAGGCTATTGTTTCTACCTCTTCGAGAACTAGAGGAAGTTGGAACGGAGATATCAATTTAGTCTTAGATGTATCTTTTGCAAATGCAGACGCAAGAAGATTTTTCTTTAACCAAGGAGGATTCATAAGATTAACAAGTTCAGTGTCAGGTGGAAGTTCAAAAGACAGCGATTGGAATACAATGTTATCAGGCGCTGGCAACGTGGATTTCAAAGCACATGGAACTACTGCTTCAGGTGGACAAGGAACTGCTTCAGGCTCTTTAGGAAATTATGAACTTACAACTTCATATCAATACATTTACCAAAGATTCGATGGCGGATCAGGAGCCTATAGTGCCAACGACTATTACATAGAAGCACAGGCGCCAAATGACACTTCAATCAAATTCAGATTAGTTTGGAGAGACCAAGCAGGTGGTAATATTGACGAGTCAGTATCCAATTTAAGTTACGATGCAATTACTGGTACAGCACAAACAGATATAATTGGTACAGCACCAGGAGTTGCAGAAGGTTCCGGCACAAATTTCTAATATCTTATTTGACTAAAATCCAAAAATAAAGTATAATATCTTGTAATATTATGGATAATTCAATCAAAGAATCTTTAGAACACGCAAACAAGATGAGAGTGTTTAACAATCAATTACGATTGTTGAAAGAAAAATATCTTGAACGTAACATTTATTTTACAATTGGTCATCAATTTACAATTAATCTCCAACTTATAAACTACTGCATCACACTCAAAAATCAAAATAAAATTAAAGACGTAATCATGTTAGATGATTATGACCTTCCTGTGCGAATTGCAGATTTAGAAATCTTCTATAATAACATAATGGATCTTTATCAACAAAATCTTAATGCATATATTGTTGAGTACAATACACTTGTACAAGACAAAGGCAGAATTTAATGAGCAAAGGTGTATTACTATTCGCTTTTAATAATAAAGCAGTCAATTACGTAGAGCAGGCTGAGTTTTGCTGTAGAAAAATACGACAGCATCTACAACTACCAGTAACAATCGTTACAGCAGACATGGTGCCCAATAAAGATTTATTTGACAAAATAATACGTATCCCAAAAGAAGAAGAACAAACTAGAAATTTTTACGACGGTGAGATAAAAAAGAATGCCTTTTGGAACAACAAAGCAAGGACTTCTGCTTATGATTTATCTCCTTATCACGAGACTCTTGTTATGGATACAGATTTCATAGTTGAAAACGATTTATTGTTAAAAGTTTTTGGCAAAGGGCATGACTTCTTAATAAATCAAGAAGCACAACATCTAGATTATGAAAGCAACATGACTGATGATATGCAGTATATCAGCGACAGCGGTATAAAGATGTGTTGGGCGACAGTGTTTTACTTTATGAAGACTGATAGAGTAAGAAGATTGTTTACACTAATAAATCATATCAAGGATCATTGGAGTTTTTACAGATTCAGATATCAACTATTGCAAAATACATATAGAAATGACTTTGCTTTTGCAATAGCATTACACATTTTAAATGGTCACATTGCCAGCGATTGGCCAATCAAATTGCCTATAAAATTGTTCTACATAACAGATCGTGACAAAATTATATCATACAAAGACAACACATGGCGATTCAAATTGCAGGGAGGTTTGGATTGTAAGATAAAGGACATGAATATTCATGTGATGAATAAAATTGGATTAGCAAAGGTTATTAAAGATGAGTAAGGGTATTTGTTTATTTGCACAAAAGAATGAAAAATCAGATTACTACAAACAGGCTGTTGCCTGTGCAATGAGTATCAAATCATTCAATAAAGATGAAAAGATATGTTTGATTACAGACATGAAGATAGCAAAAGATGATGAAAAATATTTTGATGTAATTAAAGATATACCTGGAAAAGATTTAAGCACTAATTCAAAATGGAAAATTGAAAATAGATGCAAAATTTATGAGACTTCTCCCTTCGAGCGAACAATAGTGCTAGACGTAGATATGCTTGTATTAGAAAATTTAGAAAACTTTTGGAATTTATTACTGCCATACGAGTTATTTTACACCAGCAAAGTGAAAACATACAGAAATGAACTGGCTAAAGACGAATATTATAGAAAAGTGTTCATAAACAATGACCTGCCTAACGTGTATTGTGGTTTACACTATTTCGTGAAAAATGAAGAAAACAAGAAATTTTATGCTCTAGTGGCGGACATAGTAGAAAATTATAAAACTTACAGCGAACGTTTCGCAAATAAATCAAAACAATCCTGGTGCAGTATGGATGTTGCAACATCAATAGCCATTAAATTGCTTAACAAACAACATCAGGTTTTTAGCAAGAGCAACGCACTTACATTTACACATATGAAGCCAAAAATACAAAATTGGAAAGCCGATGTGCAACAATGGACAGCATATATTGATTACAACCTCAATAAAAATAAAGAACTCGCTGTGGGGAATATCATTCAATCAGGAATTTTCCATTATGTGGAGGACAATTTCATCAACGAACAAATTATGGAGAACTTGAAATGACCAAGCCATTTGTACGTCCACCACTTGTAATTACCACAGAGCCAACAAAGCATAATTTTTATCTAAAATTTGATCCCGAGACTGGAATGGTCAAAGGTTTGATTCCAAAGAAAGAAGGAAATTGTGTTGAGATAGATGAATATCTTGCACATCAGATACAAAAAGGTACAAAAACATTTTTCGATTTGAAAGTAGAACTGCAAAATAATGAATATGTGTTGGTGCAAAAAGACGCATTACAGGTCAAAGAAAATAAAGTCGACAATATGAGTGTTGTTGAGAACAAATTTTTATATGAAATAAAAAACAACAGCAAAGATAGTTGTATAAGATTTAAATTAAACAAAAAATTAAAAAAATTTATAGTTACAATTGATAAACAATTATCTGATAATCTTTCTAACACAATTGACTTTCAAAAAACAAACAAATACAATTTTTTTACAACAGATCAGGATAATACATCTATAGTAGATAGAATATTAGAAATAAATCTTAATGATCTATTAAAAAAGAAGCAAGTTGAAATAGATTATGTGGTAGATTTTGTGCCAAGGTTGTTCTGTAGGAAGTTATACAATTATTCTTATGAGGTAGTGGATGAGTTTTAAGATTGCTGACATAGATTTTGTGTTCTTAAGTTATGATGAACCAAATGCTGAGAAAAATTTTGCAGATTTAAAACGCAAAGTGCCATGGGCAAAGAGAGTACATGGTGTATATGGATTTGATGCGGCACACAAAGCCTGTGCTGAAGCATCTGACACAGAACGTTTCATCACTGTTGATGGTGACACTATAATAGAACAAGATTTTACAAAGGTTATGGTAGACTTCCCTAGTTTAGGAGTAGATAATTCATATCAATTCAGTTGGTGTGGTCGTATAGACCTAAATGGATTGCAATATGGTAACGGCAGTTTGAAATGTTGGACAAAAGACTTTGTAATGAATATGAAAACACATGAAAATCATGATGGCAAAGATAAAAATGTAATTGAATTTTGTCATTTTGACAATTACTATCAATTTAATGAAAACTTTTCAACAAGTTTTATCAATGCAAGTCCTTTTCAGGCTTGGAGGGCAGGTTTTAGAGAGGGTGTGAAGATGAGTCTAGATAGAAACGCAAAAGTAAATGATCTGAAAGACTTGTGGTGGCAAAATTATCAAAGACTTCTTGTATGGCTAAACGTAGGAGCAGATGTAGAACATGGTTATTATGCAATACACGGAGCAAGACTTGGATGTTATCTTGTGAATTGTACTGATTGGGATTTAGTAAAGACACGTGAGTTTGATTTTTATGAAAAATACTGGAGATTAGATCTTAATCCAAACGACAATGATAATCCATTTACAGAAGAACGTTGCAAAAAAGAAATTATAGAATTAGGTGAAAAAATTAAAGACAAACATGATATTGAATTCAGCATAAACCCTTTAAGTCCAGAGCAAAGCAAGTTCTTCAAAGAAGTTTATTTAAACACTCCAAGAATATGGAAAAGGAGAAGAAATGTTTGATATAATTTTTATTTCATACAAAGAACCTAATGCTGAAGAAAATTTTAAGCATTTACAAAATAGATTTCCAATAGCACAAAGGGTACATGGGGTCAAGGGAATACATCAGGCACACATTGAAGCGGCTAAAAAAGCACTTACAAAAATGTTTTATGTGGTTGATGGAGATGCGATAATTGAAGAAGATTTTAAATTTGATTATGCAGTTCCAGAAAAAGATATGAACGCAGTACACGTGTGGAGAAGTAAGAATCCGGTCAATAATCTAGTATATGGATATGGAGGAGTCAAACTTTTGCCCAGGGATTTGACGTTAAATATGAGTATAGGAACTACTGATATGACTACAAGTATAAGTGATAGATTTAGACCAATGGAACAGATATCAAACGTTTCTGCGTTTAACACTAGTCCTTTCAACACTTGGAAAAGTGCTTTTAGAGAGTGCGTAAAACTATCTAGCAAAGTCATTGACAGGCAAGAAGACGCTGAGACAGAAGCAAGATTAGATGCTTGGTGTAAGTCAGATGATTTAGTTGCAGTAGATGGAGCAGTTGCAGGCAGGAAATATGGGACTGAAAATAAAAATAATAAAGAAGCAATATCTAAAATAAATGATTTTGCATGGATAGAACAAATTTATAAAAATGGAAAATAATTTTAA